GGCTTAGACATATACATAGCCATGTCGGAAGCCAGTCTAAACGCTGTCCACCATGCAGTACCAAAACCCATCTGATAACCGCCTATATTAAACTTACCAAATCGGGCTGTTATGTTTGGTATCCCCCTCTCATCAGTTTCAAGACTTCTGGGGTTATTGCCTAGTTTATCGGCTAGGAATGCCATCATCCCGCCCATCGCAACTACACCGCCGAGTTGACGTATAGCCTCTCTTCGGCGAATACCTCCCTTACGAAGGTCTGCCAGAATACCAAATGTAGCTCGCCTGTACATAGGTGCGAAGAATATCATCGAGGATTCTACTATTCTCTGGAAAGGTGTCATTCCTGCCAAGTCTTGGTCAAATACACCAGTTGACTTGTTGATAGCTGCACCCAGTTCATGATAGGCTTTCTGGACTACCCCACGCGCACTGGATATTTGGTCCTTACTTAACTTACCCGCCTCTGCCATACGAGCAGCAGCCTCACTTACCTCGTTTAGATTCATCCCTCTCTGAATCCATATATCGTCAATATACCCATCAGCCTTTAGAGCCCTTGTTACGGAAGGAGACATCCCTTTCCATGCTTCAATACGCAGGGAGTCAGTAAATCCTATGAAGCTAGACTCGAAACGGTCAGCAGCTTTTACTTGGTCCGCCAGAGGTATATTCTCCCCAAACCATTCTCGTAAGAATCTCAGCGCACCACTACCAGATGCCAAGGCTCCTAGTGGTTCAGTTTCTCCAAGCATAATCCTACCCAACTGAGTAGCATGTAATATCTCATCATTGTTCATAACCATAAACTGACGAAGAACATCAGGGTCTACGAACATCTGGAACATAGCTTTTAGACTCTTACCCCATGCCTTCTGACCATCAAAACTCCATTTACCACCTTCAAGTTTCCAAGGAGTTTTGACTAGAGAGTTAAATCCGTGAATTAGGGGTGCTCCAAAGTCGAAGCTCGCTTTCAAAGCCCTGAAGAACTGGCTTACAGGAGCTAATGTTTTAGCTGCGAGGAGCACAGGAGTTCCAAAGAACCCTGCTCTTTCTTCTAGGAAGTTTGCCATAGACTGTTGGTCTGCCTTTGGCATGTGCTGCAGTATACCGTCTAGCCATGTATCAGTAATGGTTGTATAACCCTGACCCATATCTTCCCAAATATCTTTAAGTTTAGTCCGCTCATACGATATAAAGTCTCTAATAGACTCTTGCTCTCTTTGAGCTTTTGCAACTACCTTCATATTATCTTCTGCAAGCCAACCGTATATTGCTCCCCAGTTACTAGTGTTTTCCTCTCTAATTTTATCAAGCAATTTACTCTGTAAAAGACCCTTACCTGCAAGTCGGGCATTAAGTACT